TTATAATGCATCGGTTATCTTGCGTAAGTCTGAAAAATTGACATCTTGGTAGTGCCGGAGCATTTCAGTACTGGTATGTCCGATAAGCTCTAACTTGTCTTTGTCAGCCCCGTTTACACGCTTCATTAGCGTTGCAAAGGTGTGTCGACAGCTATGTGGAGTGTAAGTGTAGAAGTTTTTACCGTCTCGTTCGATTATCGGATTGTCTATACCGCAAGCGTCGAGTACGGCATAAAACAATTCACGATATCGTGAGGTAGTGTACGCTTTGCCGTCGGGATCCGTAAAGATTGCACCGGAAGTTCTGTTTGTTAGCAAGGTATTTATATACGGTTGGATTTTAGGCGAAACCGTAACGGTGCGATTTATACCGGCTGCCGTTTTCGCACCGTGAACAAAGGCGTTTTCAGCAGAGTTATACATTGATGCATTCAGCGCTACAAACTCAGACGGGCGATAACCCAAGTAGCACTGGCATAAAACATAAGACGCACCGAACACATCGCCCGTATGTGCTCTCATTTTTTCCAGTGCATCATCAGGCAAGGCGGCTTTGCTGCCGCTCTCACCGCTAACAATGAGGTAATGCCCCAGTTCGAGCGAGGCTAAATGACGGGGGATTGCGTATTTGTACATCAAGCCGCATAGCGCCTTCATATTCTCTTTAGTGCGACGGCCTTTGTGACATTCATCTATGCACTCTTGCAGATCGTCGATGTCTATATCATCGATATTAAGATAATGCACAGGCTCAAAGTATTTGTATGCGGCTTTGTAGCAATTGATTGTATCCTTGCCAGCCCGATGAGTAGGCAACCACGCCTCATAAAGCTGTGCAAAGGTTTTCGATTTGGGCTTGCGTTCCGGCTGGAGTTTTAAAGTCGGAATATATTCCAGGGCTTCACGCTTTGTTTTAAATCCCCCTTTTGATCGTGTTTTACGATGCATTTTGTTATCACTATCTAATTCAAAGCCTGTAACGATGACGGCTGTCCAGTTTGCACCACGCTTGTAAACCGTCCCTGTTCCATTGCCACGGGATTTTGGCTTGCGTTCAACAGCAACCTTAGCCCCACACATATTACAATACTTTGAACCTTCAGGCAACTCGGCCTTGCATTTTCTACATTTCATTTTCCCTTACTCCTCAGACGCTCACGGTTAATCCCGTGGGCGTTTTATTATTCGTGTATCATGAACGACCGTCTTAATAGCAAACGCAATCAAGGTGAGCGCAATAATAATCACGATGGCCAGCACGACTGCAAGCACAGTTGAACCGCTGGACTTGAACAGACCGATGTTCTTTAACTGTATATCAAATACAATGTAGCAGATGATGGCGCACAGCAGTATAGCACATACGCTGATCAGCCCGAAAATCAGCGGCCGGTAAATCGTGCTTAAATGCTTGAAGTGCTCAACATCTTTCTTCATGCAGGCGTTCTCAATTTCTAACTTTCGGATGTAGTCGTTTGTGTCGGCGCTTCTCAAGCCCGATATTTCATCGAGCGAAAGACCGAGCACGGCACAGATGGCGGCAACATTGGCAAGTGTGGCTTGCTTTGCCGTTCCCGCCGTAATGGTGCACACAGAATTATACGGTATGCCGGACTTGTCGGCAAGTTCTTGATTAGTCAGCCCCGAAGCGTCCTTTGCTCTGCGGATTTTGGCAAATATAACGGTCAAATCGGCAATTTCGTGTATGGATTGCGCAGACAAATCATCATCTCCGAATTATTATTGTTTTCGCCGAAAACATGGTAATAGGCACATTTCGCCGATATTGCCGTAGTATTCGGCGGTGCAATTTGTTATGCTTTAACCGTAGCAGATAGGGTGTCTACAAGGTATCTGTTACAAACCCCGCCCGCTGGGTTGCAGCAGTGGGCGGGGTACTCAACTAATCAAATTGTATCACTAAAACAGGAAAACGGCTACAATAATGTTAAATTTCGGTTGAATGTTCAATATCAGACATTCAAAATTGTGCAAAACGCCTATCAACAAAATACACAAAAACGCTTAATTATGTTTATACATATTTGCTCTTTATATTTTTATGCAAATGCGGTATTATTATAAGCAGGGCACGGCAATATTCATAATTCCTCAAGCAAGGCTTTTTCTATGCGCAGAATATCGGCGCTTGGATGCAATTTACCGTTTCGGACAAGGGCAATAAATCGGGACAATCTTTTGCGGATAGCAATTACATCGGCCTTGTTTCGCAGAATATACGGTGTGCCGGATATGGTAAAAGGCTTTTTAATATATTTTTCTGCGCAGGGGAAAGCATCACCAATCAAGAAAGCCCTTTCTTCCTGCTTAACTTTAGCGATGTGATAGAAAATGCATTTATCTTTACCGTGTTTTTTCTCCGTTGTATCTATCATCTTTTTGTATTTTTCAACCTTTGTACTCAACGGCACGAGCCAAACAACGCCGTTACCTATAGTGATACCACAATAATAAGGGCGGCGCTCGTTCTTGTTTAACATCAACTTGCTATCACGGTCGTACTTGCGGAAAAACTCGTCCGTTACTATGTATAAACCACAATTTTCAATCATGCTGTTCTCCAAATATGCGCAAACCCTCCGCCGAAGCAGAGGGTCTTTGCAAGCCGTCTATTTATAAGTCCCCGAGCAGCAGGGGGCAGTCTTTAGCAGGTCGCACATTTATATGTCGCCTTGCGACAAGCGGCTGACGGACAGCAGACACAGAACTTTGTTCTTTGTCATGGTAAGCATCACTGCTTACATCTTTATTATACGCAGAACTCACAAAAAATCAACATCAAATATTGGAAATAATAATATGCAAAAAATAAAATAAGAGGGAGAGCGGAAATGACAGCAAAAGAGGAATTGATAAATTATCTATTAAGCCTAAACCCTAAACAGGTAGACAAAGTAATCAATCACCTTCCACAATTGTACGAATTAATCTTAGAGCAAGCTCGGCCTTGTCGTCAGGAATAGACTTCGCAAACTCAATTAAACTAATCTTAGCATCGGAAAGCCCTTCGTATTTGGAGGGCTTTTCTTTTCTTTCTTCGATAAGATCCGCTTTCGTGATTCCAAAATAATTAGCTATCGCTTCAATTTTATCAATACGAGGGTATTTTTTGCCGTTAATCCATTCGGTCACGGTCGAATAAGGGAAACCCCATATTTCTGCTAATTCTCGTCTGTCCCTTCCGCTTTTTTCAATATAGTATTTTAAGTTTTCTGAAAAAACCACTTTGTTTCCTAATGAACTCATGATATCACCTCGGCGACATATTACACTATAAGCGTAAAAAATGCAACAAAAAAATAAAGAAATTACATTTTAAGCGTTGACAAGCATCGGATACAATGCTATATTAAGAACATCAAAACGCTTTAAGCGTTAAGAAAGGAGGGCAAAAGCGACTATGATAATCACTTTAAAGGCGGCCAGAGTAAACAAAGGCATAACGCAGCAGGCGCTTGCAGATGAGTTAAAGGTAACAAAAAAGACAATATCTTCATGGGAAACGGGGAAAACAGTCCCTAAAATCGATATAATTGAGCCATTGTGCAATGCGCTCGGGGTAAAATATAACGATATCCAGTGGAGGATATAATTTTTTGCGCAAAATAACGCTTTAAGCGTTACAGAAACAAGAAAGGGAGAAAACAATGACAAAAGAAATGGACAAATTCGTAATGCCCCGTAACAACGGCACTCGCCTTGGTGGGCAGAAGCAGTACCCCCGCATCCGTATCAGCATGGTAGCCTACGCCCATGTCTGCGAGATGTCGGAAGAAACAAGACGCTCGCTGTCAGAAGTAGCGTCAAGGGCTATCGAGTATGCTTACTCACATCTTGTGTACAGCGTACCTACAGGCACGGAATACTACTACCGTGATACGCCCATCACGAAACAGGAATATGTGACGGATGATCCCGAAACTATCGAGCGAGTAAATGATATTATTCGCAAATCCGGCCTTAGCCGCAGTGATCTTGAATTGCTTCTTGATACTGTGCAGCTTTTGCCCGACTTTGATGAATGAGGTAACTATGGTTTTGTTATGGTTTTGCATGGCCGTCATGTTTATCGTGTTCACGGTCGGAGGTTTTATATCAGCGGTTATATGGTTTGCTGATATGGCAGAGAGGGAGTGCGCTAAGAGGCGCAATAATTATCACGGAGGTGCTTCACATTGACATTAGCTGATATTGAGCGCATGGATGCGCTAACACTGACACCTGCGCAGGTCGGCAGCGTGTTAAAGGCTGACCCGCAAGCTATCCGTGTTTTGGCGAAACAAGACCCAAAGCGTTTGGGATTCCCTGTTATTTGTGTCGGCAACCGTGTCAAAATTCCCCGCTTACCGTTCTTGCAGTTTATGAAGGGCGGCATTTAAAGCCGAGGTGAAATTATGACACGAGGTGAACACATGCGCTTGTCAAGAGAAAAAAAGGGACTAACGATTATACAGCTTTCAAACGCTTCGGGCATAGCGGTAAACACTATAAGTAGTTTGGAGCGTAACAACCGATACGGCGGCTGGCTTGTTACGGTCGAGATATTAGCCGACACGCTCGGACTAAGTATTGATGAATATGTTGGTCATAAGGTGGTGGGGCGAAAATGATTTATTGCCCACACTATCACATTGACTGCGGCGCCCCACAATGCTGGGCGGTGGTTGATAACATCGGCAAGCATGGCATGAGCATCGAGCAGATACAGCATTACGCACGACCGGCACAGTGTGGCGGTGACGAGCGGGTGTGCGAATTCAAAAAATTCGGAGTAAAGGAGAAAAATCAATGAAAGAAACTAAGCGAGTGGATGCGTCTTTTTTGGACGGCAAAGAGCCGATAACAGTCGGATATAAAGTGTTCAATTGGGATTGGACAGGCTACGGCGGCTATTGCTACGCCGATGAAAACGGAGAGGTAGAGGGCAGTGTACACACCGTGACTGGCAAGCTGTCCAAATGCGGCTGGGGGCTGCACTATTGTGAAAATCCGCTGGACTGTATGAGGTACAGGGATATCATCCAGTGGAATAAATTCGCTCTTGTAGAGGCTTACGACGAGAACATCAAGGCCGATGGCGATGATAAGAGTGTATGCCGAACATTGCTGATAAAGAAAGTGCTGTCGTTCGACGAGATGATCGAGGCGTGTAAGAGCTATCAGAAAGAGGCAAATATCGCCGAGGCAACTAACAGCATCAGCAACGGGTACGGCATCTACGGCGGGTACGGCATCAGCGACGGGTCCGGCATTAGCTACGGGTACGGCATCTACGGCGGGTACGGCATCCGCAACGGGTACGGCATCTACGGCGGGTACGGCATTAGCTACGGGTACGGCATTAGCTACGGGTCCGGCATCAGCGACGGGTACGGCATTAGCTACGGGTACGGCATTAGCTACGGGTACGGCATCAGCGACGGGTCCGGCATCAGCGACGGGTCCGGCATTAGCTACGGGTACGGCATTAGCTACGGGTCCGGCATATATAACTCCAAGCATTGCCTCAAATGTGAAGGCATATCCCGCTGCCTGCTTTGTTATGGACTTGAGGGCGCAAAGCTCATGTTGTTTAACAAGCCGATAACCGAAGAACGATTTAACGAAGTTGATATAAAGCTCAGCGATTGGTATCCGAAATTCACCAATGCCGAGGAGCTTAAAGAAAAATACGGCAACGGTGAATGGCGCGCCACACCTGCACCTGCAATCATAGGCAGAACCGCAAAGGAAGCCTACGCTGAAATGCCGTCAAAGTTGGTGGAATATATCAAATCGCTGCCCGAATACGACGATGAGATATTCAGGAAAATCACAGGTGCAGACGATGAACAATAAACGCCTATCAATCATAATCACCATTGTATGCGCCGTACTGATGGCGATTGCGACGGTGTACGCCACGGTGACGGCTGTCGAGAGCGTGCCGGAGGGTGTGCCGCCGGAGGTCAACACCGAGGGACTGTGCGTGTATGAGCCCAAGCAGTGGCTGTCAGAGCCCCGCAGGATGTGGCTCACGGCATACTGCGGCTGCACCTACTGCTGCGGCAAGGATGATTGTATCACCGCCAGCGGCAAGCGAGCTAAACAGGGGCAGACGATAGCCGCCGACCTTAGTGTGTACCCGATGGGGACGAAGCTGTTCATCAACGGCAAAACATACATAGTCGAGGACACCGGCGTGAAGGGCAATGTGATTGATATCTACTTCGAGAGCCACGCCGACGCAGTTAAGTTTGGCGCTGTAAATGCGGATGTTTACAGATGGGAGGGATTTGAATGAAAGTTTTGATAGCTTGCGAGGAATCGCAGACAGTGTGCAAGGCGTTCCGAGAGCGTGGGCACGAAGCGTACAGTTGTGATATTCAAGAACCGTCCGGCGGACATCCAGAATGGCACATACTCGGCGATGCCATTGCCGCCCTGGACGGTGGGGTGATAACCACGATGGACGGTAAACAACACGATGTGGGCAAATGGGACTTGCTGATAGCTCATCCACCGTGTACATATTTGTCGAATGTGGCTACAAGGTCATTCAGCCTACGATGCACACCCGCCGAAAAAGTTGTGAAGCGTTGGGAAAACCGAGCAAAGGCAGCTATATTCTTCATGCATTTTATTTTGGCGGACATCCCACACATAGCCGTTGAAAACCCTGTCGGTTTCATGAATACGGGATATCGCAAGCCCGACCAGATAATCCACCCCTATATGTTTGCGGATAGCGTTGAGGATGGTGAAAACTATCACGAAAAGCGTACATGCTTGTGGCTTAAAAACTTGCCGCTACTGAAGCGCACGAGCAATTTGCCAGTTCCACCACCTATGTACATATCACAGGGGAAAACCCCCAAGAAGGTAGGCTGGTGCGAGGGTATGCGTGGTACGACAAACGGTCAGGAAGGAAGAGCAAAAGCCCGAAGCAAAACCTTTTCCGGCATAGCCGACGCAATGGCTGAACAGTGGGGCGGTGTTGATGGCTAAAAATGCATATGCAAAGCGGCTGGATGCAGCACGAGCGGCAAGAGAGTACGCTATCCGGCGATACACACGGCAGCAGATGTTGGACTTCGTGACAATAGCGCTTGGCCGCATGGGCTACGGTGAGAAGCGGCTGAAAGACTTCGAGCAGACGCTGTCAGCGGTGTACATGGAATTTGCCAAGGCGTTCACCGACGATTTGAAAGACGACAAAGAGTGCGTGTACACGAAAGAATGCCTTGACCGTGAGCTGCAACAATACTGCGGCAACAGTTTTGTGCCATATGATAAACGATATTTTGAAGAATGAAAGGAGAAACAATGAAATTCATTTATGCAAACTATATGCCTAATCAGTTTGCCATACTGCCTGCCATTGGCGTTATAAAAAAGCGGCATGGCGTATATCGTTACCCTTACCGTCTTAGCGTTATATGGGGCTTTTGGGGTATCAGCTTTGGCTTAGGGAAGCCACTATATTAAAGGAGAAGTAACAATGACAGCAGAAGAAGCGATAAAGCTTTTGCATCCGGCTACAACAGCAGAAGCACTTGCGGAAATCGAGTGTTACGGCGGATTTAACGGCAAACAAGCAAAAGTCGAAGCCGTTAACACCGCTTGCTTAGTGGCTTGTGAAGCCCTTGAAAAGCAGATACCTAAAAAGCCGACAAGGGGGAAATACGGACATACAGAATGTGCCTGTTGCGGCTGGCTTATAGAAAGCTTTTGTGGCGATTTGGAACAGTATCCATTTTGCCCAAATTGCGGACAGGCAATTGATTGGGAGGACTGACAATGGCTGGTGCTTCAAGATACGATAAGTTGTGTCATTCCGTTTTTGGTGGAAAAGGAAACGGGAGAGATTTTCTTGCGAGAGACACGAACATACACTGCGGTAGTTGCGGAGGGCATCTTTCCACATATTACTGCGAAGAAGGACTTTTCCTCGTGGATTGCGAAAGGTGCGAAAAACGAGCGCTGGTTAAGGCGAAAAACCCGACAGATGCGGCATATAAGACCTTCGCACACGAAATCATTCCAATTGATGAAATGGGTGAGGAAAACGCAGTGTTTTTCGGCACGATGCCGATTGTTGACCCGCCATACTATGTTGGCAGCACGATTGATGAGGACTTCCCCGATGGGTTGAAATGTGGGATGTATCTCCCGTGCCCGGGGACATGTTTCCCAGATACGCTGGAGGGCAGCGTATGAGCATTTATATCAACTTTGACCACTTGATTGACTATCTCAGGAAGGTTCGCAAAAACCGCACCGTCAATATTTCACCATACATGGACAACGCTTTGCTTAATATTCAGCAAATGTTAGAACTCGATGTGTACAACCCTATATTATTTGATTATGTTGAAATTGGGAACTGCGATGGTTGTGTGTGGAAAGGCTTACGGCATCAGAGATGTTCGTGTTGCCGTAGGAATAGATTTTTGAAGGACGGGTACACCAAGAAGGAGGACTAACAATGGCTGAATACATTGAGCGCGGAACGGCGATTGCCAAGCTAACCGCATTGGAGGTCACAAAGCCGAGCGCAACAATGGCAGCCGCGAAGCGACTGCTTGCGGATATGCCTGCCGTTGACATTGAAAAAATGTCAGACGGATACCACACTTTCGATGACTTGTATGAACAAAGGCTCATTTTGTCTGCTGCTCTTGCCAAAAATAATCCGCATGCATGGAAAAGCAAGCGGCATGAGGACGGCAGCGTTCCTTTTGACGGGGGATGGTTCATCATGGGTTTTGACACCGACGAAGGATGTTACACATACCACTATGGGTTAAAAGACTGGGATCTATTTCAGTGCGAGGAATTGGACAAAGGAAAGCCGTGGGACGGTCACACTTCAAAAGATGTCCGGAGATTGCTTTCAATTCCTGCCGCCGATGTTGCGCCGGTGGTGGATGGGCAAAAAATTGAAGACGGAGACATAGGGTGTTTTTGGCTGTGTTCTCTGTGCGGCGAATGTTTGCCGTATGGTGCGAATTACTGTCCATACTGCGGTGCAAAAATGGACGAGGACACTTAAGGAGGAAATAAATGAAATTCTTAGTTGACGAACTTCCGTATTATGAAGAGTTTTGTCCCTTTGCTGAGAGATGCGGTGCCGATGTTCGAATGGGCAAGTGCCCTCGACATTGGGATAAATATGAAGTTTGCTCTGATAATAACCCTCACGAATGTCGATTTTTTATCGAGAAAAAGGAGCATAGCTAATGGACGCTCTAGCATTTTTAAAGACACGGAAAAGAATGTGCAAAAGCTACACAGTTTGCAACGAATGTCCTCTTAAAAAAAATAATTGTGGCCTCAGCGCCAGCATGTCCGATGAAGAGTACGAAAAAGTCATCACCGCTGTTGAACATTGGGCAAAAGAGCATCCCCCTAAAACACGGCAAAGCGAATTTCTGAAGCAATTTCCAAACGCTGGGCTTGATAATAAAGGCATTATTATCATTGACCCTTGTGATATAGATAACACAATCACTGAATCAGAAAATTGCTACGCATTTCACTGTCCAGACTGTCGTCATGAATTCTGGATGCAGGAGGTGGAATAAGCAATGGCAACTAAAACATTTTGTGACCGTTGCGGCGAAGAGATAAACCCAAAGAGTCCCGTGACCTATGCCGGTATGCGGCGGATTAAAATGGACATGAACGATAATGACTACGAACTTTGCGTATCTTGCGCACACAAGTTAAAGCTGTGGTTGAACGGAAAGAAAGAGGAGAATGACGAATGAAAGCAATCAAGAAAAGCACATTACTGGAGCTTGCAAGGATTACTCGTAAATACGCAAAAACCGGCGATGTAGATATTCTGCCTGCAAAAATTGAGACAGCTAAAAAACTTGCAACACAAGCCTACGGAAGGGATAATGAGTGGTCAGCATTTGCAGAATTTATGCGTGCGGCGATAGGAGTGTATGCATTGTACCCTAAGTGTACGAATGAAGAGATTTGCGAGTTATTTAGAGCTTTGAAATTTGAGGTGTTGGACGAATGACAATCAATGAATATCAGGCAGCAGCATTGCGGACGGCGCAGACGGACAAGTTTTTGGCAAGTGACCTTTTGCTCAACTCATCTCTCGGCTTGTGCGGCGAAAGCGGAGAAGTCGCAGACATAGTCAAAAAGTTCCGTTTTCAAGGACATGACCTTGATTTTGAGCATATTGCAAAGGAACTCGGCGACATCGCTTGGTATCTCGCAGTCGGCGCAGATGCTATTGGCTACGACCTCGAAACCATTCTACAAATGAATGTGGATAAACTCAAAGCCCGATACCCCGACGGCTTCAGCACTGACCGCAGCTTGCACCGAGCCGAAAACGATGTATGAGGAGGAGAACATGGACAACACAGTGACACGAATAGAACGCCGTTCGGACGGCAGTTATATTGTTACCGTCAACGGCAAAAATCACGAATGTGAGAACACGCAGGCAATGCTTAGTTTCTTAGAGGAAGTGGGTGACGGCAAGGTATGAAATGTGCTGATTGCGACGCTGAACTTAATCCATACGACGCAATTTATAGCTACAACGGCGGTTGGTACTGCGAGGACTGCTTCGATAGTATGCGGTCAGAGCTGTCACTCGCCGAGTTTGCCGAGCTTATCGGTAGCGAGGCTTGCAAAGTGGAAGATTTGGAATATTCAACGAAAGGGGTGGACTTGTGAGCGATTGGGTAGGCAACGCAAACAGCATCTACAGAACGCTGGGAGCAAGCAATCACACCGACAAAGAGAGGGAGAGCAACGACTACTACGCCACTGAGCCGAAGGCGGCCGAGCTGCTGCTTGAAGTCGAGGATCTTCACGATTTCATTTGGGAGTGCGCCTGCGGCGAGGGGCATCTTGCCCAAGTGTTCCGCAAGCATGCGTATGTTGTTAAGGCGACCGACCTCGTTGATCGTGGCTATGGCATCGGCGGTGTGGACTTTCTGAAAGAAAGCGTCCCTTTCGTTGGAGACATAGTCACCAACCCGCCGTATAAGTACGCCAAAGAGTTTGTGGAGCACGCAATAGAATTGGTAGTCGATGGCCGCAAAGTGTGCATGTTCCTTAAGCTGCAATTCCTTGAGGGCAAATCTCGCAGAGCATTATTCGATAAATACCCTCCCAAGTGCGTATATGTGGCTTCCGGCAGAATACAGTGCGCCAAAAACGGCGACTTTGAGAAAATGAAAGCCGGTGGCGGGTCAGCAGTTGCCTATGCATGGTTCGTATGGGAAAAGGGCTACACCGGCGATACGGTGGTTAAGTGGATAAATTGAGAAAGGATATGACTTATGAAAAACATCATACGAAAAATCAAAAATTGGCTGATAGACAAGCTCGGCGGTTACACCAAAGCGGACATGAACCTTCTGTATAAAAGCCAAGTTGCAGTACGAAATTTGATGCTACAGGCGTGGGTAAAGACCGTGCAGGAGATATGCCGCAAAAGCGGAAACAGTTATTATGACTGGTGCTGTGAATATTGTGACATGGCCTGTGATAAACGCAACGGCTGGTGCGAAAAGTTTGAGCCGAGGATAGGAGCGAACAATGAACGACACCGTTAATCATCCCTCGCACTACACATCCGGTGGCATTGAGTGTATCGAGGCTATCAAAGCAAGCATGACCGCCGACGGCTTTGCCGACTACTGCAAGGGCAACATTATCAAGTACATTTGGCGCTGGCGCAACAAGGGTGGCGTTGAGGATCTAAAGAAAGCAAGAGTGTATCTTGACTGGCTGATTCAATCTGCGGAGGAGATCTAATATGGCATCTACACCATGTCTTGACTGCCTTGAACGGCGGGTAGGCTGTCACTCAACTTGTGCCAACTACACCGCTTTGTGCGAAGAAAACAAGGCAAAGAAAGAATATCTGAAAGACGGCAAGGATGTATGTTTATTCCTAAAGGCGGGTTACTTGAAGCGTAAACGCAGAATAAACAAACATGAATAATTATTCACTCAATGTAAGGAGGTAAAACTACATGGGAGAGTGCATAATCATCTACGGCAAGAGCGGAAGCGGCAAGAGCCGCAGCTTGATAAACTTCAAGGAAGATGAAATTTTCCTTGTGAATGTTATCGGTAAGCGTCTGCCGTTCCGCTCAAAATTCAAATATGAAATCACAACGGACGATGTGAACAAAATCAAGAACGGGCTTAAGAAAATGCCTGTAAAATCAGCAGTTATCGACGATGCCGGTTATCTCATGACTAACGCCTTTATGCGTGGTCACAGCGCACCTAAGAGCGGGTCAAGCTCGTTTGACCTCTATAACACCATAGCCGATAGCTTTTGGGGGCTGCTGACCTTCATCAAGACCGAGCTGCCGGAGGATGTGCTTGTTTACATCACCATCCACGAGGACACCACCGACTTCGGCGAAACGAAAATCCGTACCATTGGCAAGCTGTTGAGTGAAAAAGTATGCATTGAGGGCATGTCAACCGTCGTTCTCCGCTGCATCGTGCGTGACGGCAAGCACCTGTTTATCACGCAGTCGGACGGCAGCGATATCAGCAAATCGCCGGAGGGTATGTTTGAAATGGAGATAGAGAACGACCTGAAAGCGGTCGATACGACTGTTCGTGAGTACTGGGGGCTGTGATATGGCTAAATTTGAAAACGGCATAAGCGGCTATATAAAGGCTACATACACAGCGACTATATATTTCCCTATCGACAGCTACGGCAAGTCTCATATTTGCTGTGAGCAGTGCTATTATTTCAATTCAAATACCAACCGCTGCCGTCTTAACGGCGAAGTGTGCCAGTTCCCAAACAAGTTTGTCGGGGGCAGTTGCCCTCTTGAAATGGACATCGAAGAATAATTAACATTTTTGAAAGGAATTTTTACAAATGATTAGATCTTATAACGGTTTTAAGGCAGAAAGAATAGCAACAAAAGAGACACTTCCGGCAGGCGGCTATGTAGCCAAGATCATGGACGCAAGCGTTATCTCCTACGAATGGGGCGAGGTGCTCAAAATCGACTTTGATATTGCCGAGGGCGAACACTCCGGCTTTTTCGCTGCCGACTACAGAGCCAACACCGCTAACGACAAGAAATGGCGTGGCAGCTATCGCATCAACATCCCGAACGAGAACAACCAGTATTTTGACAGTCAGAGAAAGAGCTTCAATAACCTGATAGCCTGTCTTGAAGAAACTAACGCAGGTTTCCACTTCGATTGGGACGAAGCCAAGCTCAAGGGCAAGGGTATCGGCGTTCTGTTCCGTAACAAAGAATGGGAGTACAACGGCAACACCGGCTGGACGACCGAATGCTGCGCCGTTACCACTGCGGCGGAAGTAAGAGAGAACAAATTCAAAATGCCCAAGGACAAGCCTCTGAAGAAGGCCACAGCGACTACCACGACAGCATTTACCGACATCGAGGACGACGACAGCGACCTGCCGTTCTAAGCCCATGACACCGCACGAAATAGAAGATGCACTCAAAGGCATGGTTGTACTTGTTGACACCAGAGAGCAGGACACACCACGCCTTAGGGTGCGCCTAAAGGATATGAAATGCGAGTATGAGCGGTGTAAGCTCGATTTTGGCGACTATTCGGCGAAAGTACCCGTTAACGGCGAGTGGCTGACGCTGAATGTCGCCATTGAGCGAAAGATGGATTTAGATGAGCTTGCGCAATGCTATTGCAACGGCCGCAAGCGCTTTGAGCGGGAGTTTGAGCGGGCGCAGAACGCAGGGGCTAAGATATACCTGCTCATTGAAAACGGCACATGGGAGGACGCATACATGGGCAATTATCGCAGTCGGATGAATCCGCAGTCCCTTACTGCTTCAATGCTTGCGTGGCTTGCCCGCTATCGCTGTCAGCTTATATTCTGCCGGCAGCGCACAAGCGGACGGCTTATTCACGACATCCTCCACCGTGAAGCTCGGGAGATGCTGGAGGAGATGATGTTCAGTGAATGTTGAGTTCAGCACACTAATAAAAGATACACTTGATTTCAATACTGTAGCGGCAGCATACGGGCTTGAATTTAACCGAATGGGGTTTGCGAGATGCCCTTTTCATAATGAAAAAACGGCATCTTTCAAAATCAAAAATCACCGTATGGCACACTGCTTCGGCTGCGGCTGGTCCGGAGATATCATCGACTTTACAGGCAAGCTGTTTAATCTCGATTTTAAGCAATCCATGCAGAAATTAGTCAGCGACTTCAACCTGCCTATAACTTTGAACAGAAAAATGACGCTCCGTGAAACTCGTGATATAACCGTAGCTTATAATGCCGCTGTTGCCGAGCGCAAAAGGCGAAAACAAGCCGAAGAAGAAAAGCAAAAGCGTTATGACAATCTGCTTTGGGTATACGCTACGCTTGATAGATGGAAACGGGAGTTCAAGCCCGAATCCCCGTCAGACCCACTTGATGAACGCTATGTTATCGCTTGTAAGGAACTTGACGGCGCTGCTTATCGTTTAATGCTTTACTCGTAGGAGGGGATCGCTTGACAAAACTAATTGACTGCAACCAATTAACAGATGAAGCCATAGCCGATATGCCGGCCGCCGAGCTTATCAATTCTGTTTTAGTTTCGTTCGACATCCCCGACGCTATCGAGCGTGAACGCATTCAGGCGCTTTTACAGGTGCGAGCAGCAGAAGTTGGCGCTAAAGCGGTCGTAAGCCGACTGCTTGGCGCATACAGGCAACAGGACAAGCAACTTGAAGCAAACTTCAAAATGTCACAGGCGCAGTCCTCTAATGACTTAGAGCTGCGGCTAAATGATAAGGGCGTTCCTGTTCCGACTATCGACAATTTTCTCAAAATCATGCGTGGGCGAATTGAATATAGCAGTATACGATTTAATGTACTGCGTAATTCACCGGAGATAACACATGGTGGCGAAATATGCCGATGGTCGGATGCCGACGCAGCTCAAAGCCGTAATTTCTGCGAGGCTGAATACGGCCTATATAGCGACAAAAAGCACTCCGACGCTTTGCGCATCTTATGGAAAGAGCGAGAGTATAACCCGATAAAGGATATTATCGACACGCTTGAATGGGACGGCACGGAGCGTTGCACTCATTTTCTTGCTAAATGGGCGAAGGTTGAAGACACCGCCTACACCCGTGAAGTCAGCCGCCTTATATTCGCCGGAGGCATAAATCGACTTTATATTCCCGGTTGTAAATTCGATGATGTACCCGTTCTTATAGGCACTAAGCAGGGCGAAGGTAAATCTACTCTTGTCAAATGGCTCGCCATTAACGACAGTTACTTTTCTGAGGTGACCGAAATGGACGGGCAAAAAGCTATTGAACAGCTTGAAGGTGCATGGATATGCGAAGTGGCCGAGCTGCTTGCGCTCACCAAGACCAAAGAGCAGGAAGCCGTTAAGTCGTACATAACACGCCAGCGGGATAAATACCGCCCGCCATATGGTGTAAATGCAATGGAGTTTCCCCGCCGATGCATCTTTATCGGCACAACCAATAATGAGCAATTTCTTCGGGATAAGACCGGTAACCGCCGCTTCTACCCTGTAACGGTAAACAGCAACGGCTACGACCTTCACGACCACGAGCAGGAGTGCAGAGACTATATTATTCAATGCTGGGCTGAAGCCCGTGCCAAATTCGAGCGTGGCGAAATGCCGGCCTTTGCAGACCGTTCTTTATTGGCTGAATACAAGCAAGCCCAGGACGAGGCTATGGAGGACGATTGGCGAGTAGGTGTTATTGAAAGCTATCTTGACCGTAAGGCATATGGCGATACCGTCTGTATAAAAGAGCTCAAATGCGAAGCTTTATTCCCCGACAGCGACTTTCAGCGAGACCTTACACCAAAAGAAACGCAAGAGATCAGCAAGATACTAAATCAAGTCCCAGGCTGGGTAAAATGTGGGCGTGTCCAGACCGCTCACTACGGCAGGCAGCGGGGATGGCGCAAGGAAAGCGGTAATCTATCAAATGCAGATGATTTGCCGTTTTGAGCATATTGCACAATCGACATATCAAATAATTATGCAATATGCACATAAAATCGGGACACCATATTTTGGTGTCCACCCCTGTCCCGTGCCGTGTCCCCTTAGAACTTTCTATGTTTTTTCTACTTTCAGGACAGGTGGACATGAGAAATAATATAAAAGATTTTTTCGTAAAATTTAATATGGTGTACACCATATAAGAAAATGAAACACTTATATATAGAAAACCGTGTCCACCGTGTCCACCTGTCCCGAAAAATCATCAAATGGAGGTGCTGAAAATGAACGAAATTTTGACAACCGCAAATGAAATAACGCTTATGGCGGCGCAAAACATCCCGTTACAGGGCGAACAATCACCGGCTGCCGAGCTGCTATATTATCAAGCAAAAGAACTCTACGACCTACATTTTAAAGGCATGATTACAGCTGAGGTCGGCAAGGAACGAAAAAAGCAAATCATATCATCCTACATATCAAACACCAGTCTTGAAAAACGCTATAAAGAGCAAAACATCAGAACAGCTACATTTTTCAAAACAATCGAATTAGCAGCCAGCAAGTATGCCAAAGACCGCACAATTGACAATGCAAACGCATTTTTCAAGGCAGTCTACGGCATGCTGCCTAAAGGAGTATAACAATGCCAAAAAACAACATGTACGATTTCAGAAATGCTATCGGCGCTACAGCAGAAATCACATTAACATTCTATCGTGATCTGCTCAACTCCGGTGCCGACGACACCGAAGCCTACATACTCACCACAGCTTTTATCTCTTCACTAATAAACCCTACCAAAGGAGACGATATCTAACATGACTAAATCTAAAGAAAGTATTCCAACCGCTCCCAAAACAACTACAACCGAAATAACACCTAAGCGTGGCCGTGGACATCCTAAAGGCGCAGGCGGCTACAAACGCCCTGACAGCACCGTTCAAGCCGAAGAGGGCGATAACCGCAAATACCTTGAACACAATCTCAAAATGTGGAATTGGCCATCGGTCAACATGAAAAAACCCGAAGATGTTCACGAGCGTGTAACTCTCTATTTTCAAACTTGCGCCGACGATGACATGAAACCCTCTGTTGCAGGTTTAGCACTGGCTTTTGGCATTGACAGAAGAACTCTGTGGAAATGGATAAATGGTATTCAAAGTGATTTTGTAGCCTCCGAAAGTAGAGACGCTCTCAAAAAAGCATATATAATTTTGAACGCCCAAATGGAAAATTATATGCAAAACGGCAAGATAAATCCCGTAGCCGGAATTTTCCTTATGAAGAATAATATGGGATATCAAGACAAACAGGAGGTCGTCGTAACGCCTAACCAGCAGTTTGGTGAGCAAATACCGGCTGAGAAGCTGGAGCAGAAGTATTTGGAGGATGTTATCGGCGTATCTGCCAGCGACTATGAAGTAGATTCCTGAGCGACTATGGCGGGCTCACGACTATGATACAGTCGGGTGACGAAGCCGAGCAACTCTCACTCGACTATTGGGAAAAAGTCAACGACTATCGTTGAATCGTCAGCGACTATCGAGCGACTATTGAGCGACTATCAGACCGCCGCCAGAGCAAACTCCCGCTCCGGCAGCTTTTGGCTGGAAACGCAGACGAAAACCGAAAAAAACCGCCTGATCCCAAAAATATAGGATTTGGCGGTTTTTGCGTTTGTGGTGTGCTGCCTTAATGGCTATTTTGCATTAAAGGGCACTACAATGCCGTGTAAGCGGTTTTGCCGTGGAATAGTGTATTTACATTATGAAGTATAAAAACCCGCTCAGAAGCGATTTGAGCGGGATATAACGCAAACTGGCAAAGTGTGTGCCGCTTGAATGCGCTGCAATGCCGCTTGCGCCGTTTTTCGTTGTCAGCTATGCAAAACGCTAAGGGCAAAAGAAAACCGCCCGGAGCAGATCCCGGGCGGTATATAATCATTTATTTAATTTTACGCACTCGATCAAGACCAAGATCGGAAGAAAGATTATAGTTAATATCAGATACATTTGACAGTTTTCGCCCCCGTCAAAATCAAAAATTTTCGTCGTATTCGGGGGCGTGAGTCGCTATTGTTTCGTTATAATCCCGAACACGGTAAATATATGCGGTGGGGTTCATACCCCAATCAATCATGCAATCCATTAGAATGTCGATTGCGTCCTCAGGGTCTTGCGCCCCTTCAACGATTTCATCCGCCCATTGGCCGCCATAGCAAAAATTGTGTTCCCGTTCAGTGTATTCTACTAAATATTCCATTTGTTAATCCTCTCAATTTGAATTTGTGTTTATGTTATGTTGTTATTGTACTATTTTTGCGTGCAAGCTGTCAATTAAAACAAAATAAACAGATTAGAACAACGCCCAATAATGGCGTATAATGTCCCCGTTTCGGGGTCCTCCACGAGTCCGCCGTTGATGCCGTAAACTCCGGAGGAATAGCCCACTTTTTCAAGCCTGCGCAGCGTGTAAATATAATCGCTCGGCTTATTGGTGTAATCTTCAGCTACGCCCAGCCGCACGAGCTGGCGCAATTCCTTTTGTGTGTATTTTCTCATTTTATAACCCCCCCTTGCTTATTCTGCCACTATGGAGCGATACAAGCGCAATACACGGCTTGCAGCTTGGCGCAGCGCTCTCGCCTGCACATCGAGCCACTCTTCCCGGCTGTTCGGTCTGCGTTCGCCGTTGCGGGTTTTCTTAAGCTCGGATGGGCAACAAAGGCGTTCCGCAATATCTCCGTTATAGATCAGGGCAGAGCCTCCCCAGCTGTATTGCTCCCAGTCCTGCGCCCCGTTCAACATCCAAAGCTTGCAATCTGCGCCGGGCTCAGGGTTCCGCCCTTCATACTTTGCCCGCTCTTGCAGCTCTTGCACTAACTCAAAGGCGTAAAGGGTAACGCCCTTATTCCATGCGCTGCGATCCTTGCGGGCTTCAAGTGCTGCGTTCATCTTTTCAAATGTTGTTGCAGAATACTCTTTCATTTTATAATCCTCCTTGATTTTTCACGGGAACGGCCTTATAATTTATTTGCCGCTCTCCTTGGCGGTGCGCTCCGTGTGGCTTGGTAGGCTACGGGGCGCTTTTTATTTTCCCCAGGCTCGCAGGGGCTGCGGCGTTTATCTGTTTTGCGGGGTGTACTGCTCCACCCGTGCAGGGCTTGCGCAGGCTGTCCGGCTGCCTGCTGCCTGGTGCGTGTCCTTTGTTCGTGCCGGTTTGTTCTGCTTTCCGTTTACGCCATTTATTATAATGCCCATTTAAATATATGTCAAGTATTTTGCAACGCATTTTGCCCATAAAATATGCACAATAATGTGTGCGGGCATTTGTATACATTGCCCATAGGGCTATACCCTATTGAAACGCATACACGGCCATGTCTGGCGGCCGGATGATCATACGGGGGCGGGGGATATACGGCCAGAACAGGCGGCGGGGTTAGTTATTTTAGTACCCAAATCGCAAAAAGACCCGATTTGCCTGTTAGTGGCGATGTGCTGCTTCAAAAATCGCTGAAAAATAAAAAAGGCAATTTCTCAAAAGATGCTTCTGAAAAATCGCAAAAACAAAAAAAGAAATTTAATTATGGAATTTTGGGCACGATTAGTATTGACACAATGCGTTGCGTGTGGTATTGTATAGTAAAGCAAGTGAAAAGGAGCATGGGTATAATGAAAGTTGGTTATGTTCGTGTATCGACCGAAGAGCAGAACACTATCCGGCAGGAGAATTTAATGAAAGAGCTTGGGGTCGAGAAAGTGTATATTGAGAAAGCGAGCGGTAAAAGTCGAGCTGGGCGTCCCCAGTTAGAGGCTATGATGGATTATGTCCGTGAGGGCGATGTGGTCATAGTTGAGAGCATCAGCAGATTTGCACGAAGCACAAAGGATCTTTTGAGTTTGGTTGAGCAGCTTAAAGAGAAAAAAGTAGCTTTTGTTTCGCAAAAGGAAAACATTGACACCGAGACACCTCAAGGCCAGTTCGTTTTGACCGTGTTCGGAGCAATGGCGCAGCTTGAGCGTGATCAGACCTTACAAAGGCAGGCTGAGGGCATTGCCGCTGCAAAAGCGGCCGGTAAGTACAAAGGCAGAAAGCCTATTGCTATTGATGATGAACTTCTGAAAGATGTTCATACAGCGTGGTATAAAAATGAGATTACTACAGCCCACGCCATAAAGCGGCTTGGTGTGAGCCGCAATACTTTCTATCGCAGGATGTGGGAGTATGAAGACGATATGGGCATCTCTCGCAAGAACGGGAGCAATGCTTGACTAAAGTTTGCTCTAAGCGTTTGCAAAAGTCCAAGATTATGATATAATGGCAATAGATAGGTGCTGCAAATGCTGGGTTTGTTGCACTATACGGAAAATGAATTTGAAAGGGGAATAAAACAATGAAAAGATGGGCAGGAATTGTGCTGACCCTCATTATGATTTTTGCATTTTGTGCTTGTGGGTCAACAGCCGCTACCGTAAAAGACAAATCCGAGCAAGCTGGTTTCATTACATGGGATACAGCATTTTCCGAAGCAGGCTTTACTGATGAAGAGATTGAGTGTTATCGAGAAGTGCTTGATACAGTCGGTGTAACTGATTTTCACGATGTCACTATTATTGATAATGATCCGTTTACCATTGTGCGTGGTAAAATCTACGATAGTGAGAATTTACAGCTTAATTTAACTTTGGAAAATCATAAAATAATCTATGTGGAATTGGCAGGGATTCCCGACACTAAAACAGAAGCCTATTTAAATTGGCGTGGCAAAATCAAATGGAAAAAAGTCGACACAAAGAAAGCGGTCGATTTGTATTCTGACACTGAGGGCGGTTATCTTGCAGTTCTCGATTGGGGAAGCAAAACTATTGTCGAGTATGAGGGGTAGGCGATGAAGTTTATCTCTTATATAATTGATTGTTTTATCATGATATTCGCCGTAGCGTTGTTACTGGCGTATGTGATACCAAAAATTTTATAAAGTAGGCTCTTGCAAGGGCAAGAGTGACGGCTAAGGGGCTATCTCGAAAGGGGTAGCCTCTTTTCGTTTAGTGGAGGTGTTTATGAAATTAGTTCGTAAGGTCGATATTTTGGGCTCGAAATACGCTGTTTATCGGGTAGGATCGAGCGAAAATGAATATATGGAAAGGATGCATTACGACGGGTTATGCTGTGCCGGTGATCGTAAGATTTACATTCTTGATTTGGCTACGGTTGAGGATTGGAAAGACGAAAGGGAGGAAGTGCGTAAGAGCTCGGAGGCTTGCACTTTGCGTCACGAGATAATCCATGCATTCTTAAACGAAAGTGGCTTACAGTGGAATGCTGCTGCGTCAGAGCAAGCGTGGGCTAAGAACGAAGAAATGGTTGATTGGATAGCTATTCAATTCCCGAAGATATTTAAGGTATATCAAGAGCTGGGGTGTTTAGAGTGAATTATGAAAAAATCGCAGGCTCTATAAATGCAGCGATTGAGAAAAAGCCTGATGATAAAAGTGCGTATGGCGATCTTTTTTCGCTTTGCAGGTCGTGGGAAGCCGAGGATTTCGCAGCGGCTCATGCTGCTAATAAGGCGCTAAAGGCGAAGTGCGCTGCGCAACTTAGAGTGAGCGCAAATAAGGCGGCGTTTTATGAACAGTGGCGAAAGTGCCTGCTGTTTGAAGCACCGCACGATTTTGACAGTTATTTGACATATATGGAGCTCAACAGGGAAGCAAGCAAGCGTTTTTATCAGCCGAGGAAGAAGCAATTGAAGCCTGTTGTCGATGCCTTACAGGCTCTTTGCGGAGACGATGAGCTTGACCTATTGGCAGTGAGCTTGCCCCCAGGCGTGGGCAAGACCACTCTTGCTATCTTCTTACTTACATGGATAGCAGGGCGTGATCCCAATCATCCCAATCTTACAGGCAGTCACTCCAACTCATTTGTGCGTGGCGTATATGATGAGTGCCTGAGAATGTTCGATGCGCAGGGTGAATACCTCTGGCATGATGTTTTTCCCGATGTTCAAGTCAGCAATACTAACGCTAAGGATTGCCGCATCGACCTCGATAAACGGCAACGATTTGAGACGCTGGAGTTTACCTCTATAGGCACAGGAAATGCGGGCTTGTACCGTGCAGCAAACCTGCTTTATTGTGATGACTTGGTATCGGGTATTGAGGTGGCGCTTTCCAAGGAGCGGCTTGACAAGCTGTGGGAGACCTACACTACCGACTTGCGACAGCGTAAAATCGGTGATAAATGCAAAGAGCTTCACATTGCTACTCGGTGGAGTGTACACGATGTTATAGGTCGGTTAGAGCGAGAATATGAGAACAATCCCCGTGCAAAGTTCATTCGTTTTCCGGCTATGGATGAGAATGACGAGAGCAATTTCGATTACGAGTACGGGGTGGGGTTTACCACGAAGTTTTACCGAGAGCAGCGGGATATTATGGATGCAGTTAGCTGGAAAGCGCTGTATATGAACCAGCCTATAGAAAGGGAAGGGCTGATTTATCATCCCGAAGAATTGCGCCGGTTTTTTGAGCTACCCACGAATGAGCCGGATGCCGTTATCGGCATATGCGATACTAAGGACAAAGGCACTGACTATGCATTTTTGCCTGTAGGCTATGTGTATGGGCAGGATTATTATATTGCCGATTGCATTTGCGATAACGGGCTGCCTGATACGGTGGATGCTCGGTTATCGGACATTCTTGTGCGCAGCAAGGTCAATATGTGCCGCTTTGAAAGCAACTCGGCCGGAGGTCGTGTAGCCGAGAAAATACAAGGCGAAGTCAAGAGACTTGGCGGTATCACTAATATTACAACGAAGTATACAACGGCGAATAAAGAAACAAAGATCATCGTTAATTCGGCATGGGTCAAAGAGCATTGCTTGTTCTTGGACGAAAGCAAATATAAGCGAAACTCGGATTACGGACGCATGATGGATATGCTTTGTTCCTATACTGTGGCCGGAAAAAATAAGCACGATGATGTGCCGGACGGAATGGCTATGTTTGCGGAGTTTGCCCAAAGCTTAAATGGCGCAAAAATTGAGGTTTTCAAACGGCCTTGTTAGTGCTTTCAAATTCCGAATGTTAAGTGAAACGCAACTTTGTGTGTGTTTGCTTGACTTAGAATATTATACATAATAATGTAGGGAATATAAAAAGGGGGTGTTGCAAATAGCGGCTCGTATGTTATTCGGTCGTCGAGTTATTTATACTGATGTCACCGATATTGATGACGGAAATGTAGTCAATGTCTTGAAAAAGGCGCTATTTGTGCATCTACAGAATAGCGCAGATATAGATTATCTGTATCGCTATTATCGTGGAGATCAGCCGATAATCAATCGTAAGAAAGATGTAAGGCCGGAAATTTGCAACAGGATAGTCGAGAATAGAGCCAACGAGATTGTGTCGTTCAAGGTCGGCTATCTTATGGGTGAGCCTGTCCAGTATGTCAGCAGAGGCGACGACGAGAAAACGACCTCGAAGCTGCTGTTGCTTAACAGTTATGTGATATCCGAGGACAAGGCAGCTAAGGACAAGGAGCTTGCCGACTGGTTTCATATCTGCGGTACGGCCTATCGCATGGTCTTACCGGATACTGAGGTCGATTTGGATGAGGATGAAGCTCCGTTTGAAATATTCACACTTGACCCACGCTTCACTTTTGTCATTTATTCAAGCGCACTTGGTAATCCGCCTATGATGGCGGTCAAGTACATAACCAAGGAAGACGGCACGGTCGTATACTCTTGCTACACTGAGACCCATTATTACGAAATTGAAAACTTAGGGACTATTAGGCGCAGCGAGGAGCAAATACTCGGTATTCCTGTAATCGAGTACCCTGCCAACGCTGCAAGGCTCGGCGCTTTTGAAATTGTGCTTCCGCTTTTGGATGCGATAAACACTACTGAAAGCAACCGTTTAGATGGCGTGGAACAGTTTGTGCAGGCGCTCATGCTTTTTCATAATGTTGATATATCGAGCGAGGATTTTGCAAATCTCCGTAATGAGGGTGCGATCAAGTTTAAGGACATTGACCCACAGTTCAAGGCAGAGATTGATTATTTAACTTCGGAAATGAATCAGACGCAAACTCAAACACTCGTCGACAGCATGTATGAGACAGTGCTGACTATCTGCGGTATGCCGAACAGAAACGGAGGCTCGTCCACTTCCGACACCGGTTCAGCGGTCATTATGCGTGACGGCTGGTCGTCGGCAGAGGCAAGAGCAAAGGACACCGAACTGGTTTTCAAGAAGTCAGAAAAAGAATTTCTCAAGCTTTTGCTTCGCATTTGCCGAGATTTGAGCGACTTGACTTTGAAGCTCTCCAATGTTGAAATTCGCTTTACAAGGCGAAATTATGAGAATATCACTCAAAAAGCTGATGTTTTGGTAAAAATGCTTAGTAATCCTCAAATTGCGCCGGTGCTCGCCTTTACCCACTGCGGTATGTTTTCAGACCCGCAGCTCGCTTATAGGATGAGCAAGGAATATGCAGAACAACAGCAGAAGAAAACAGTGAAGGTGAATGCCGATGGAAGAAAAAACGAGGCTGGCGCTTCGGGTAACGCCGGAAATGATAATGGCAATAGAGCAAGCGCTGAATCAGCGCAGTAGAATTGAAATCGGTGTAAAAAAAATATTTTCGGGCGTTGTCAAAGCACTTACAAAGTCTTTCACCGAATGGGTTAAAGGAGTTATCCAAGGAGTTTCTGATTTAGGAGAAACTCTGCTCGGCGTTTCGATACCTGACATTGTGAATGGCATAAAAGATGCCTTCAACACGGTCGGAGATACCATAAGCCGAATTTTTAGAGACTGCTGGATAATTGTAAAGGGAATATGGACGGCGGTTTCAGAGTGGTTTAAGAAAAATGTTACGAAGCCATTAACGGAACACTTTGAGAATGCTAAGAATGATATAGTGGTAAAGTTTCAGCTGGCCAAAAACATCAGCGAATATGCGTGGAATACTGTTAGTTCATGGTTTAGTGCGAATGTCATAGACCCATTAAAAAGGAATTTTGAGCGTTTTAAAGAAAATACCTCGAATGTGTTTTCATCCTTAAAAAACAGTATTATTAAAAAGTGGTCAACAGTTAAAGATTGGTTTAAGAAAAATGTCATTAGTCCGATAAAGAACATGTTTAATAACATGGATTTAAAGTTCAAGATGCCGCATTTTTCGTGGTCTTCCCAGCCTGCTTCGGGATGGATGGCAAAGGTATTAGACGCAATTGGTTTGCCTACGAGTTTGCCGAAGCTCTCGGTAAAATGGTATGCGCAAGGCGGTTTCCCTGATGAGGGCGAGCTTTTCATTGCCCGTGAGGCCGGCGCAGAAATGGTCGGTAGCATCGGGCGCAGAGCCGCAGTAGCCAATAACGACCAGATAGTCGAAGCTATCTCAGCCGGTGTTTATCAGGCAATCAGGAACGCTAACGGCGGTAATGGTGGAAATAACCGAAACACTACGGTCGTCGCCCAGTGCGACGGCAAGACGCTTTTCAAAATCGTTGTCGACGAAAACAACAAGGTGGTTCGCAGTACAGGCGCTTCGCCGCTGTATGCATAAGGAGACAACATGGCGATTTTAACAATAACAAAAAAAGACGGAACAGTTATTCCGCTTAAAGACCCCGCAAGCATGACATGGGGACTATCTGATATCGACGCTGACAGTACGGGACGAAATCAGTCGGGCGATTTGTATCGTGACAGAGTGGCCACAAAAAGAAAACTAACTCTTGAGTGGCCACCGCTCAATATGGCAGAGTGCTCAACACTGCTAAATGCCGTTGACGATGTGTTTTTTACAGTGTCCTATCCTGACGCTAAGTCGGGGACGCAACGCAGCATGACGGCATATGTCGGAGACAGAACTTCTCCGATGTACAGCCTCATAAACGGCGTTTGGCTGTGGGAGAGCTTGTCCATGAATTTCATCGAGAGGTAATATATGTACACGGTAACGCAAGAATTTCATGATGCGTTTTCAGCCTTGGGGCGTGACATTATATACATAAAAGCTGCGTTCAACGGCGAGACTGAGTTAGGCTCGGACGAGCTTCAGGAGCTTGTCGTGACCGAGCAATTCGGAGCGTCGGGCGGCGTGACCGTCGGCTCGGCGTTCTCGTCAAGCTGCAAGCTGACTATGTACGCACAGGATGGACTTGCACTGAGAAACGGCTATTTTGTGCCGTATGTAGGCATCAATGTCGGCGGCGAGACCGTCTATGTACCTAAGGGCAAATTCTACATTCCCTATGACGGAATTGAGAAAACCGACAGACTGTGGGTCACCGTTACAGGCTATGACCGTATGGCTTCGCTGACAGGGGATTATATCCCCGCTATCGAGTTTCCGGCAACGCCTGCGCAGATACTTGCGGATGTGTGCGAGCAAGCGAATTTGACTGCGCCAGTGGTGACTTTGCCGGATATTCAGATAGAAAACGCCTATGCGGGTAGCTACCGTGAGCAATTGGGCTGGCTTGCAGGTCTGATAGGCTGTAACGCCAAATTTGACGCTGATGGCAATCTCGTGTTCGTGTGGTACACCGACAGCGATTTGACCATAACGCAAGATATGCAGCAAATGAACGGCCTGAAGCTTACAGGCGACACATTCGCTATACAAAGCATAACTACTGGCACAGAGGATAACGCCATTACCGCCGGAGGCGGAACGAGCATCACATTTACGAATCCCTACATCACGAAAGAAGTCGCAGAAGCCGTGCTTAACCTTGTCGAAAACACGCCGATGCACCCTTGCACCGTGAAATGGCGTGGCGATCCATCGGTCGAAGCCGGTGACATTCTCAGCGTTATAGGCGAGGACGGTGCAACGGTACTGCCGGTGTTCGTTATGGAACAGGTATTGAGCATAAAGGGCGGTATGTCTTGCGAGACTACTTGCTATCCTGTAGAGGATGAAGATTACAATGTGAAAAGCCCTGTTTCGCAGCAAATAGAGCGAGTGTATAACAGCATAACGGAAAGCTTCCGAAATGCGACTGAAAAGATAGTAGGCGCAAAAGGCGGTTATTATGAAATAACCTATGATGAGGACGGTTTTCCGACAGGCTGGTCGCTGCGTGATACTCCTACAGTCACAGAAAACACGAAGATGTGGATAATGTCGACTGGTGGCTTGGGATTCTCCGCCGATGGCGGCAAGACCGTAAGTCAGATCGCCTTAACATCCGACGGCTATGTAAACGCCACGGCTTTAGCGGTAGGCTCGTCTAATGCAGACGGCACATCCGAAATTACTTACATGGACAAATGGTTTAGGTTTAGTAAGGACGGTATGGAGATCGGAAGCAGCGATGACGACGAAAACATAAAGCTTCGGCTTAATAATAATCGTATATCGTTTTTGAGCGACGATATGGAGGTTGCGTATATCAGCAGCAACAAACTTTATATAACCGATGGCGAGTTCTTAAGCCGCTTGGTGCTCGGAAATTTTGGATTTATTCCACGGCAAAACGGCAATTTGTCATTTAAGAAGGTGAAATAATGGCTAAGAGTGGCAGCTTCACAGGTTCAACAAATAATGAATATATCGTTCCGAAAATTACTTGGAGTGCAACGCAAAGCATTTCGGGCAATTATTCTGATGTTACGGCAACGCTGACATATAGCCGAACCAACACGGGGTTTACGACCGGCGGCACATGGGACGGGTCTATAACCATTAACGGCACAAAAGCCACCGGCTCAAAGTATATCGAGATCACCCACAACTCAAATACGACTGCATTAACTGCCAAGACGAGGGTTTACCATAACGCCAACGGCAGCAAGAGCATAACGATCTCAGCTTCCGGCAGTATCAGTGGAGCAAGCCTTCGTTCAACGACAATCAGTCAATCGATAACGCTTGACACAATTCCGAGAGCAACAACACCGGTGCTTTCGGTGTCAAGTGTAAATATGGGAAGCACTGTCAAAATAACGCTCAATAGAGCTTCAAGCAGCTTCACGCATAGGCTTTCATATTCGTTTGGCTCGCTGGCAGGGCAGACCTCTGGCATAAGCTCACCGCTGGAGCAGGATATCTCAAGGACATTTACTCCACCGCTGTCACTTGCAGACCGAATACCAAAATCAACAAGTGGAACTTGCACTATTACTTGCAAGACCTATAACGGCAATACATTGATCGGGACGAAGGCCGTGATGTTGACAGTGAAAGTACCGGCAAGCGTCGTTCCGACGATAAGCGGTGTTTCCGTGAGTGATGCGAAAACTGATATTCCCGAAAAATTTGGGGTTTATGTGCAGCAAAAGTCTAAACTCTCGGTCAAAATATCCGCATCGGGTTCTTACGGAAGTACGATTTCATCTTATCGGACTACGATTCAGTCTATGACCTATAGCGGAGCTTCATTTACTTCAAATGTAATTACGGCGAGCGGTACGGTGACGCTCAAAACAACGGTCACGGACAGCCGAGGACGCACGGCAAGCAGGGAAACAAATATTACTGTCGCATCATATTCACCGCCGCAAATCTCGTCGATACAGGTTTATCGCATAGATACAAACGGCAACGCTTCCGACGAGGGCGACCGCATTGCGATAAGTGTAAAATATTCCGTTGCGTCTATCGACAACAAAAACACCCGAACATACAAAGTCGGTTACAAGCAGTATAACGCTGCGAGTTTCACACAGTTTGCAAGCGGAACGGCAGAGACGAGTTTTGACGGCGTGTTGAAATACACGGCAGCTCCGATAATATCGGCTGATTATTCATATAGTGTCAAATTTGAGCTTGCGGACTATTTTGCTACCGTGCCGATCACGCTGGATATTTCAACAGCATATCCGATAATGGATTTTCGTAGCAATGGCAAAGGCATTGCGTTCGGAAAGGTTTCCGAGAAAGACGCTTTTGAAGTTGCGATGGATGCGCATTTCACCAAGAGTGTTACCGCACACGGTGAAATCGAAATCTACGGTGACACACCGCATGTTGATTTCCATTTTGGCGACAGCGATGCAGATTATACTACCCGCATTATCGAAACGGCAAGTGGCAAGTTGGACATGAAGTCGCCGAACGGTTTTTGTGTTAATGGCAAGCGGGCAGACAATCAGTTAATCACACTGACGGCCAATGCTGACCGCATAACGAATGTATCGTATACGGCTAAATACAACGAGCTGCTCGGCGCTGTGTTCGTGAGAATCTATGGCAAGATAAGCGCTGCCCTCAACGCCGGATATGACTATGACCTTTTCACCATCAACAGCAGAGTGCCGGATTCCAATGCCGCACTCTCGGTCAAATGCGGCAAGGACGCAATGGCGGTAGCAAAGACCTCGTCCAGCGGCAGCGCTATTCAGATACGCCCGCTTGAATCGGGCATAAACGGCTACGATGTGTATATCACGGGCTTTTGGTTTGTATAGGAGGCAAGATGATAAAAGTAATCTATAACAAAGTGTGTGGGCGCTGTGTGCAGTCAGAGCCGTTGACCTCCGGCATGGTGGGACAG